CTTATAGCCAGTCTTATTGGTTTGGCTCTCGCCCTCGGGCGCCGGCGGAAGCGGGTCGGGAGGATTAGGAAGTGTGGCTTCGAGGGTCTTCACGTCACCGTGCTTTACAACAGGATGTTGTGCGCTCTGTTGAGAGGGCGGCTTCACAGTGACCTCCTTGGTCACGTCATAGGTGGGTTGGTCCTCTTTGGCCTCGGGCTCCCAGCCCGAAACCTCGAAGTACTGGTTCCCGTAGGCCCTCTTAAGGATCTCCGGGTTCTCGCACTCCACGGCCTCGCCCTTTTTGAACTTCATTCCCTTGAAGCCTTCGGTCTCTTCTGGGCCGTCGTCGCCGACACCTTTCCACGTAATTGTAGCCATCTTAGATTTCCTCCTATTTGACTGGTTTGTAGTATAGCACCGACACGTAAGCCAACCCCGCTGTTGCCCCGCCTGAGACCGTCACATAGAATTCGGTATCGGAGTCCAACGGTCCGCCACTATCCGCGGCTGGCATCACAATTTGGCTCCCTGCCGTTGTCGCCAGGACGGCCACAAGATTTTCACTATCGACGTCTACCGCGCCGTTGAATGCTGTAACAACTCGTGATGCAATCCCAATGAGGACTGCGCCAACAGGCAGCTTCCCTATAGAGGTCATTACCTCGGCCCCACTCGGAAGGGCTGCGACGCGGCCACAGATAAACTGGGCCATTTCGAAGCCGGTCTCCCGCGCGGAAATCTGCCTGTTGAGCGCTGTCACCATGGACCTAAGGTCCCTTAGGCTAGAGGCTTGATAAACAGCACGCCGCCGACAACATCGCCTGCGGTAGCGCCGCCACTCACGTTGAGCCACACGTCAGTATCGACGGCAAGAGGGCCGCCGGTAGTGGTTGCGGGCGCGGCGAACTGACTGCCTGCGGTGACAGTCAGAGCACCCGACAACTCATTCGCCGCCCCGGTCGAAAGACCGATACCAGCAGCGGGAGTACCTCCCGACACTGCGGTTACGACGCGGGAAACGAAGGCCACGATGATCGAGCCAGCAGGAAGCACGCCCATCTTAACTGAGCGATTAGCCACTCCCGCTGCCACGGTCGCACGTGCAGCCAGGTACTGCACCATTTCGTAGCCAGCCTCACGAGCGGGGACCTGGTTATTGAGCGAAGTTACCATTTCTGAGGTCCTCCGTTAGTCTGCAGCCGAGGCGAAGAACCCAGTAGCCACGCCCCACTGCTTGAGCGCGGTACCTTGTTGTGGGTGCCTCTTGAACACCTTGGCGATGCCGTAAGCAGCTTCGACGCCGGTGCCAGTAATAAAGCCATAGTCGTCCTCTTTGCGGAACGTGGGCTTGATCATCTGACCCCAACCAATCACTGCGGCTTGCTGGCCACAGAGAAAGACTGGTTCTACCCGGGCCGTGGTCGCACCTGCGGTAAGCAGGTTTGTCCAGACGTTGGTGACGAACGAGCTGATCTCAGGCACACACCTGACGATCACGCCGTCGTACATCTGGTCCCCGTCTTGGAAGATGGGGTTCTTGAGCCCGGCCTGTTCGCGGGGTCGTGCGTCCTTGTTGATGGTCTCCAGGGACAGCTTGAGGTCCCTGAAGGTATTCGTGCCCGCGAAGCACACGAAGTGGTCGTATCCGTCCACAGTGCTGTAGGGACGGATTTTCGTGTCTGCGTTCTGCGCAATGCGCTTGAGCAGTGACAGGTTCGTAGCGGTGAACTTGTCCGCAGCCGTATCCAGCGTGCCGAGTGCGGTGACGTGGTTGGCGTTGAAGTTCAGAGTCGAATTCCCATAGAGAATTCGGTCCGAGTTCTGAGCATTCCACGCATCACGCTGCGCAGCCGACGCGAGGTCGTACTGAATGCCGTTCACCCTCACCCCGCTCGAAGACGCGGGAAGAGTCTCGGTCGGAAGTGCCATCAACGCGGCGATAAGCTCATCGCGCTGAAGCTCTTTGAACCAATCGCTAAGCAACGGCTTCGCGAGGCCAAAGATGTCCGCGGAGTCCTTTTGAGACTCTGCCTTCGTCGTGACCACTGCGTTACGTGCCCACTCAATTCGCAGGCGCATACCGTAGTTGTCGATCTTCTCTTCGTTCCCGACGAGGGTCTCAGTGGCCACGCCCTTACCGCGCAGCTTGGTAACCATCGGGATGTTCATGTCCTCGCCGCCCGCCTTCAATTCGCTGCGAGTGCGAATGATCGCGGTCAGGCCTTCGCCCATGTAGGGCGAGAACATATTCTGCCGATAAGCTTCCCGGTTGATGTCCTGAGTGTACCGGACCAGCTTATTATTATTCTCGATAGTTGTCACGGCCATAGCCGTAACTCCTCTTCATGCTCGATATGGTCGGGTCCGTTTCGGACCCAGCCGTATCGTCTCCTATCCGGGTCGTTCGAACTTGCCCGACGCGTACTCGAATAGGCTCTTATCGCTCAGGTCACCGAGCACCCCAACCCCATTACCTGTGGCAGCGGTGCTCTTAGAGAGCGACGGTGGCAATCTTACTGCGGTAGGTTGAGCGACGGCAGCTCCGCCTCGGACTTTCTCAATCAGACTGGCCGCGAACGCGGGATCGGCCAACCTGGCCGTCAACTGGCTTTCAAACCAGGCTGACGGATCGTCCCCCACAGTCTTAAGTGCCTCATGCCGACGATGCCACTTGACGACCTCGTCATAGCGATTGGGTGAGGTAACGACCTTCTCGTAGTCCGCAACATCGAGGCTCTCGTTGTTCTTGGCCTCGATAAACGCCTTCTCAGCCTCTAGCACTTTGTCTTGCCCGTGCGTCGAATACGCCAGCATTCTACCCATGTGCATCAGCGTTTTGCGGGTTTCTTCCGCGAACGGCTGTAGAGTTTTCATGAGTAGGGCTTGCGCAGCCTGGTCGGGATTCTCGAAGAAATCCGGGGGTTTCTCCTCCCGGCGGAGTGAGGCCTCGATACCAGCAAGACGTTCAGCAAGCTGTCTTGCATTGTTCTCGGCAATCCTTCGAGCTTCGGACTCCTCGCGCAGACGCCATGACGGAATATTGGCCTCTGGGTCGGGAGTCGTCACAGCCGGAGCAGGCGCTGGTGCCGGTGACGGCTCCGGAGCAGGCGCGGGCTCGAGTTGTGGTGCTAGTTGAGCATCCGCAAACATCTCTGCTTGCAGTTGTTCGGGCGTTCTCTCGTTTTCGTCTGCCATCTTAGCCTACCTTTCGCTGTATCGTAGCGTGTACGAGGCCGGACATTTCGCTTCCGGCAAGCGTGGCCCGCTATCGCGGGGCCCTAGCGTTTTCGATAATCTCCCGGGCGAAGGCTGTCAATGCCTCCGCGGCGCTTAGGCGCTACACTTTCGCGGGCCTTAGACAGGGCAATTGCCACGGCTTGCTTTTGCGGTTTGCCCGCGGCAATCTCGGTACGTATGTTAGTCGAGATTTTTTCCCGACTTTTACCCGGCACAAGAGGCATTGGAGTAAACTCCTTAGGGATTCGGCCACAGCCTAATCCCGGACCCGGCGAACAGTCGCCACAGCACCAAGATAGCTACTAACACCAGTACTACCAACAGGATGTTGACCACCATCGCTGGCAGGTGCAGGCCGATCGCGCCCAGCACCCAGATAATTAGAAAGTAACAGAGCGCGATGCCACAGATGTAGATCAGCGCATAGATGACACGTTCGACCATTAGTACCTCCCAGAGAGTATACTTTCACCGAGCTTATCGGTGAATCTTGGGAACGTAGGTCCGAGGTCGTCTAGGCTTTTCGCGGGCCCGGGGGCGGGGTTCCCCGCGTTGGAGAGAAGTGAGGCGAGTTGGATGCCCTGGTCCCGCGGCCGAGCCGCCGCTCCTGATGCTCCTGCCACAGCCGTAGTCCCACCTCCTTGCGGAAGTTCTCCACCTTCGACTTTTGCCTTCCAGAGATCGGTAAAGTCCTTGCTCGTGACATTATCAACACTCCCAAATCGCGCCTTAAGCGCGTCGGGGATGTTACCCCAGATAGCCTTCTTGGCCCAACCAGCCCCCTTCTCTTGCCCTTCGGCGGTCGAATACATATTCTGCCAGGCTGGGGCGTTCGGGCGCGCGAAGTGCGCAGCGGACCCGCCCACGCCTTGCTGATGGATCATATAAATCTCGGTCGGGGTTGGAGCCCGCCCAAAACGGGCCTGAAACGCCTTGCTCTCTGCGGCTATTTTGTTGGCCGCGGCTGCGACATTGGGCTCAGGAGCATAGATATCTCCCTGCCCCCCATACTTCTTAAACTCAGGCCAGGACATCTGGAACAGGCCGCGATAGCTTCCAGTTGTGTTACGAGGGTCTCCCCCGGACTCAATCTGCATGATCCGTCGCATAAGTGCGGGATCAACACCCGCGCGGCGAGCGTGTGATTCGATATAGGGGTCGTAGGGTCCGCCCTTCGGGCGACGAGGGACGATTGTACCCGGCACGTCAGGCACGAACAGCTCCGGGCCATTCTCACCAACGATCGCAGTCTCGCCGAGGGCAGGTCTTCCGCCCTCGGCAAAACCCTTTGGGCTCTTGCCTGTGGCTTTCTGGGCCTGTTGTTTGAGCTGTTGAACATGCTTGTCCCTCTGCGCTTGCAGGCTCATCACATTCTTGGCCTGGCCCATGGCCAAGTCCTGTTGACCCTTGGCCCGGGTAGTTTGCATCTTATCGAACTCGGTCGCGCCCTTGATCTGCGCGACCTCGCGAGCACCCTGAACCTTAACCATAGACTCTTGCATTTTCATCTGGTGTTCGTCGCGCTTCATCTGGTGTTCTTGCACCTTACCAGCCGCGTCGAGCTGACGCTCTATGATCCCATGCGCCCCGCCCTGTTGCTTTTCCTGGGCCGTCGCGATGTTCAGGGCCGTCTTGGATTTGGTCTCGTCCACCTTGGCGGCTTCGCCAGCAATCGTAATTTGCTGAGCCTGTTGCTTGACCGGGTCTGGCTTCTCAATCAACGCCAAAAGCTTCCGCTTCAAACTGGCTTGAAGCGGAGCAAGTTCAAGGAGGATTTGGGGAGGAATGTTAGCGCCCTGGGCGGTCAGCGCGACCAGAGTATCATACGAGTCACCCATCATGTTAACCTCATCAGGACCCTCATCCAGTGTGAAGTTAACATCCAGTTGGCCGACCGCGTTAACTAAACGCGGGTAACCCATCTCATCAAGGCCCACCCCGTTGATCTGCACCAACTGCGCGATGCCCTCGTCGTCCGTGACCCGGATGTAGCGCTCTGCAGTCCAATATCGCTGGATCGCGCACCAGATAGCCCGGTAAAGGCGCAGTTTCCAGTTCTTCACGTTAATCACAAAGGGGCCCAGCTCGGCAATCCCGGCCTGCTGAAGCAGGTTAATCGCGCGCCCGGACTTGTATTCGAGCCCTTGCCCAATCAGGGCCGGGTTCGGCCCAAAGTTCTCTATTTCGTTTTTAGCGTCTTCGAGGAATTTGAGTTGGCCTTCGACGTTCGCGATCCGGGCTTGATCGTCGAACTCCATCTCGAAGCCCTTGTTGTATATGACAACCCCATCTGGCCGCACAGCCTCTCGACGAGTGACCTCGATGTCACTAAAGGCACCGTCTTCGGCTTTGATCCTTCGGGAGTTGAGCTCATGGAGGCCCTTGGACCGCCGTTGATTTACCTCGTCTTGAGAGCTCTTTAAGCCCCTTGGAAAGCCATAGCGGTCGCCATCGTGATCTACGAACGCCGAGAACATGATATACTTGCAGATCATCTCGTTCTTCTCGTTGAAGAAGTACCCCTTCCCTTCGTCGATTTTCAACGAGCCCGTAAATAAGCACCATCTCCATTCGCCCTCGCACTTGTACCAGATATCAACTACCCGCACGCGCTTGTGCGTCGGGTCAGTGTCAAACCATCGCCGCTCCCTATCAGGTTGACTCGTCAACTCCGATCCGCTTTGGCTCTGATCTTCAATCTGCTTGGCAACACTCTTAGAGGGAGCAAGCTGGATCGCATCCTCCATGTCCAACCACTTACCAGTGCCCATATAACGAGCATCGCTAAAGTCATGGTCAAAGCAGCGAGGATCATAGAAGAAGCTATCAGTTTTAACGCCTGCGAAACCAACATCAGTGTCATTCTTGTCCCCCTTAACCAACATCATCTCTACGCCGCCGATCCCATCTACAGCGCCATTTTCAATGGCGAAGGGGAACCGCGACTCGCGAAGGTCGCTCTCGACCACATACCGCACGCAGGCGGTGGCCAGCTCGGCCCCCATCTCGTCGGTACCCCGAGGATTTCTCGGATAGGCCTTTGGGTCCTGCTTGATCTTCTCCATCAGCCCCACGATGGAGTCAATCTTCCTGCCAATCCGGTTATAAGTGACCACCGGTTGGCGGCGCAGGTTGAATATCTCAACCTGTCCCGGCGTCCACTGTGCCCCGTGCCGGTACTGCCGAGCGACCTTCTGCTCGTCAATTTCCTCGGTCTTCGACCCCAGATAGTCCATATAGCATCGCTTGCACTTCTCAAGCGACCAATAGCCATCCTCATCCCCATTCGAGTACTCAATCAGCTTATATCCCGTGCGGCCCTGGCCAGGCCCAGTAAACGCGGCCCCGGCACCGACCGCAGCCATCCCGCCGAGGAAGCTTCGGCGGCTCGGACCCTCACCCTCTTGGCTGGCTTGGTAACTCGGCATCAGCGTCTTCCTATAATCATTCTACGCTTGTAGAACGTCATCGAGGCCCGGATACCATAGTCGCTGTAAAGCCCCCGTCCGATGGGGTAGTCATACGTGGGCTCTTTGTCCGAGACCACGAATTGCGGCTCATAGAACAGATTTGCGTTGGTGTGGTGCTGCGCAGCGATTTGAAGGTCTGTGGCCTCGCCAACGACCATCGGCGTGTAGAACACATCAGGATCGGCAAAGTGTCCCACCGCGATATTCTGCGCCGCCTCCAAGGCAAAGACGGGCACGTAGAACGTGTCGGGGTCCTCAAAGAGGAATGGTAGGATTTGATTTGGCAGCGCCTCGACGTCGAATATCCCCTGATAGAACACATCAGGGTCGGCAAAGTGTCCCGGCGCGATATCTTGTGGCGCCTCGAGCGCCACAACTGGTGGGTAGAATGTCTGAGCATTAGCTAATAGTCCTACGTCTATGTTTAGCGCCGGAATGGCCAGTCCGACGCCGAGAGCAGCAAGGTTTGGTTGGCCTAGACCGACGTGACCGAGCACCTAACATGCTCCCATCTCAGCTAAAGATTTCGTCGGCACGGACCTGCGTAAGAATGCCGTCGGTTACGAGGTTGGCTTTCAGTGTTTGGGTCTTCTTTTTGTTCAAATTTATGCTTGGGTCGCTGGTAACGTTGTCCCAGTCCTTCGCCATCTTACCGTTGTCGCTCGTGCGGCGCAGTTGCAGTGCCTTGTACTCACCGTTAGTGAAGCGCGCGATGAAGTCGCCGGTTGGCAGCGTGCCAAGGGGCTCCATTGGGATAGTGGCGACGATGTTATCGCCCGCGTCCTTCTGCTCCTTCGTGAACCCGCAGTGATCCGAGCAGATCAGGTCGACCGTCTCGTCGAGCACGTAGGACCAGATGTGATCGACCTCGTCCTGGG